GTGTTATACTCACCCACGCCTGTGAATCCACCCTGAATTCCGCGTACTCCACAAAAAACACCGAGGGATCGACCAATAATCCGGCGTTCACCGTGTCTGGCAAATCCACAAATTGACACCACTGCCCCACTGGGGGAGCGTCCTCAGATAGCGGCTCGCTGTTCCACTTGGCATATAGGACTCCTGCGTCATCCATAAACAACGTGATCGCGCTCTCCGACTTTGCCGCTTCCTCGTATACCCGCAGATAACGATCCTGCCGTACTTCTGCCAACAGCCGCCGATTATTCATTGTCCCACGTTGCAGCAAACTCGCGATCTCCGCCAGTGCCGTTGCATCTCCGTCGCGATATGGAGACGTGTACACGCCCGACGCGTCTTCGATCTCCACTCCCACGAGGAACTGCCCCTCGTCGTTCGCCATCGCCTCGATCTGTATCGTCGTCTCCTCCACTCCCGTAACTTGGAATAGCATGTCCGCATCTGTCCCCCGCGCCACCCAACTCGCCCCGTCGTACAGTCGGAACACGCCGCTGGCATACCCCAGGGCCTCGTCCACCCCGGTCACGTAGTAATTCGTGCCGTCCACTGCCCCCGAGCGGCTGATCACCACCCAGTACGTCGTGCTGGCGCTCAGCGCCGCCGGTGCGGAGAGCGTGAACGTTACCCAATCCAACGTTGCCCCAATGCTCGAAGACGCCACCGTGTCGCTATCCAATACCGTTCCCGGCGAACCGCTGTTGTCCTCGCAGAGTTGCGCCGTCACATTGTCGCTGGGACTCCCCTCCGTGCGCAGCTTCACCTTGATACTATATGCATCCCACGCCTCCGAGATCTGAAAACTCTGCGCAACTTTTTCATTGCCGCTGGCCGCCCCCATCTCCTGATCACTGGCCTCCACGTCGGTCAAACTCTCCTCAAAGGCCGCTCGTGAAAAATACGTCCACCCCAACGTGGCCCACCATCCGCGCAGCGTCAGCCGCGCGTTCAACTGGCTCCGGCCATAACTCGGCATCAACACCGCCTGGGGCAGCTTCAATACCTCCAACAACGTATCACGCGCCTGCTCTGCGCTCTCCGGCGTATCCCCGCTCAGCGAGTGGCGCAGCTCGCGCGTCCCGTACGCGCTGACGCTCTCGTCGTCCTGTGCCCACCCTGTGTCGGCCCGCGTCCCGATCGCCGCTGCCCCAGGCTCAATGTAGCTGTACACCACGTTTACCCGGTTGTACATCGAACCTATGCTCACTCCGATCTCAATCGCGTTGAAGGAGATCGTGACCTCAGCCACGTATCCCCACCATACCGCAGTCCCCGCGTCGTTGACGATCTCCACTGGCGCGCGCAGCCAGTTCAACAATTCCCACAACGCCGTCTTCGTCCCATAGGCCTGCACCGTTGCCTGGTTCGGACCGCCAAGAGCGTGAAACGAATACGATTGCACCACATAGACCACATCCGGCGTGATAACAGCGTCTCCAAAATCGCGCTCTTTGAAAATCAAATTCATATTGTTAATCTCCTGGGGCGGTAATACACGCGGACACTGTGCGTGCGTACAATATCCACAAGGCTCACAGAATTACTGACTAAGAAATACAACCGCTGATCTTGTCCTGGCCATGCGTGAATATACCCGTCGCGCTGTGGATAAAATCCCACCTTGCCCGATCCACCCCAATTCACGTATATTTTTCTCTCAATCCCATCGTCTATGAATGTGGTCGTGTACGCAAACCCATATCCCACCGGATTGTGCGCGCGATACCCGTCTAGGGCGGTGACCTGAATAAAATCCAGCGACACCGTAACCGTGCCGCCATCCGCGCGCCGCCCGTACAGGGCCAGCGAGATTTCGTATAAATCCGTTTCCCCTGGTAACCATGGCGGCAATTGAATGACGCCGAAATCCTGGACACCTGAGGACGAGATGTCGACCTCCGGCGACTCCGCCACGACCGTTAAGCCGGCGAACAGCACCTTGATCCGCATCCTCAACCCGGATGTGGCAGAATGTACGCGCCCCAGGATGCGAAACCGGTATCCTTTACAATTCGCCAGATATGCCGCTGCCAGGTCCCAGCTATACGCCTTCGCCTCGCTGCTCCCACTCCACGAAGCTGTCTGATAATACCCCCCACTCGAATCACTGTTTGCCGTGGCTGCCGCGCTGCCCGCGACTGAATCCGCGTCCTCCCCCTCCAAAATATGAGCCAACGACGAGGGATTTGCAAATACATTACTCGCTATCCGCACCCGGTACGAGCGCGACGTGTCGTTGTATGTGTTCTGCATCTGAATCCTTAGCGGGGCCGGGATGTCCCCCGCCACGTCATCCCCGTCGATGTCTACCCAGTTGTCGTGCCCCGATCCGGCATCATCGTGATTGTAAATCGTCACTCCGCCCGTCTGCTTACTGCCGGTCGAACCGTTATCCAGCGCCAGTTCCGCCTCCGGTCCCTCCCAGTAGAAGCGCCGTTGCCAAGCAATCACGAACCGCATCGCGCTGTCGTCAATCCACCCTTCTGACGCCGTCTCGCGGTCCGGCTCCATCCGGGCATGCAGCAGTTCGCTGCGATACACGCTTCCACTGTCTGCAGCCCGGTACTCGACGTACACGCGCGCCCCCTTCTGCGTGCTCTGCCGGTGCGCGGCCTGCGCGAACAGGAGTTCCAGGTCGTTCTTGGCGCTCTGCACCGCGCTGAAGGACGCTCCCACAATGCTCACCACGACGGACTCCGTCACATTGCGCCGCGTGATGGCCGTCACCTCCCCGCCGTCCCGCGTTGCAGCAGACACCGCCTCCACCACCGAGAAATCCGGCGCCACCGGCGCGTAGTTCTCCGCCAGGTAAATGTCGTCTGTCCCCCCGGCCAGATTCACCATCGTCGTCCCATCCGTCACCCGCAAAATCATGGTTCACGTCCAAGCAGTTTCGCGTTCTTTGCGAAACTGCCAAGGCGCGTCCGCGCGCCCGTCATTGTCGGCTCCTGATCAGTGATAGCACGCGCTGCGCCAGCAATTCAGCATCCAACTCATCTCCGAGGACTGTAATGGGCATGTTCAGATCCCAGCGGCGATGGTCGTAGCTGTTGCCGCCGTACCCACCGTTTGTCGGTGCCGTCAGCGGCGCTAGGGACCCCATCGTGGGTGCACTCAGCGCCATCCCGCCGTCCATCTTGCTGGCGATCCCTACCTCCACCGGGTGATCCTTCGCGTAGTTCACCAGGTCCTGCAACGAATAGTAGAACCTGAACTGTGGTGACCCGTAGTCAAAAGCATCGTCCCCGGTCTTTCTGATCTCGATCTCGATTCGTTTGTAATCCGGGAGGTCCGAGATCGCGTTACTGATGCCCTCAATCGCGCTAACTGCCCGTGCTGACGCACCCTCCACGTCACCAGCCATCCCCGTAGCGGCGCTGCCGGAGTCACCAAAGGCTGTCTCGACCACGTGACCCTGCGCGTCGACTTCCATCCCCAGCTCCTGCGCACGGTTGATCACGCTCATGCCGGCTGTGTCTGCGCCAGTGCTCAGGTTCTCCCACGCTGTGAGCTGCTGCGCGATATTCGCCTCCGCGTTGGTGGCCAGTGTCGCGCTCTCGGTGCCGATGTTCTGGATGAACGTCACGATCTGGTCAGCCGAGGTTTGCCCCCCCGCCGCCCAGTCCGAGAACATGGTCAGTAGGGCACTGGTGGTAAGCTCTACCTCGTCCACCACGATGCCGAACTCGTCGGCAATGGCTGACTTCATCTCGAGTGCCTGGTCACCGGAGATCTGCCCCAGCGCCACCATCTGGTCAGTTTGCGTCCACAGCATCTCGGCCAGGGCGCGCTGTTGCTCCGCCAGCATGTCTGCGTTGCCCGCCTTGTAGGCATCCAGGGCCGCCGCGACCCCGTTTCTGACGTTCCCGGCGAACGTCTCCCAGGCCGCCTGGGCGCGCGTCGCCATTTCCTCCTGTGCTGCCGCGGCCTCGCGCGCGGCATTCTGCAGGTCATACATCGTGCTGGGGAGATCAGATGCTGCGGCCCCCATCGCCCGATACTTGCCGGTGGCCTCCTGCACCACGCCCATCACGTCCTGGTAACCCTCCAGACTGTCTTCATTGACTAGCTTGATACGCTCACCGGCGGCGATATACTCGCGCATGGTCAGGTTACCTTGCGCATACTCGTAACCCAACAGGTTGATGGCGTTCGCCTGCATATTAGCCAGGTTGGAGGCATAACCCATCCGCACACCCAGCTCGTCCTGCGCCCGGGTGAGATCTGCCTGGCTCATGCCGAAACCCTCCAGTGATGCTTTGAGCTGGTCATACAGGTTGGCGCTCTCCTCTGCGCTCAACCCGACTTTCTCTGTGCTGGCCACCAGCTGCTTATTGCTGGCTGCTGCTGCCGCTGCCGCCTTCTCAGACTCGAGCAGGGCTTGACTGTACTGATCGAACATCTCAGCAGACTCGTTGGCGCCGACCTCTCCCCGTTGGATGGCGAACGCCAACGCGTTGATCGGCTCAATCGAGTGCTCCGCGATGATGCCCGTGTCCTGCACGCGCATCCCCAGGCCGTTGATGTAATAGGAGGACTCTTCAACGGTGGCGTTGACCTGGTCCACTGCCCCACGGTAATCGTCGTAACTGCTGGCAGAGGCGATCAACGTGCTGTTCAGATCTTCACTCCGCGCGTTCAGAATCGCGATGTCGTCGATGAACAACTGCGCTGCTGCGCTACTGCTCTCGTAGATGTCCGCGACTTCCGCCTGCTGCGTGGCGTACGCCTCCACGACAGCTGCAGCTGACGTAGACTTGGCTGCGATCTCGTCGAGTTTTTGCCTCCACTGGTCGGCCACTTCTGTCGTTTTCTGCTCGATCTGCTTGTGTAACTCGATCGCCTTGTTGACGGCCACCAGCGCTACCACGATGGCGCCGAGCCCGATGGCAATCGGCCCTAGCGCCGCTGACCAGCCGAGACTCGCTATCTCTGCCGTTGTTGCACCGCCGGCGTAGAGCTGCATGCCCACCACCGCCTCGCTGAGCACCGGACCTAGGGATGCGACGACGGGAGCCAGCTTCGTGACGGCGAAATACCCCGAACCGAGCGCCGCCACCAGGCCCGTCATCTGCAGCGCAGTATTGACAAGTACGGGGTCGGCGTTCTGCAATGCGTCCAAGATGCTCAGCACCGCGTCGGCGATGCTCCCGGCCGCAGACACGATTTGCGGTCCGTGCTCGCTGTAGAATGCACTAAGACCTTGCGTCATCTCCAACCACACCGGGATGAACTCCTCACCGACTTGGATCTTCAGCGTGTCCAGTGTCCCCTCCAGGGCCTCCTGCGCTCCCTGCAGCGTGTTAGTGCGCGCTGCCGCAACCTCCTGTGCCGTGGCAGCGTCCGCCGTGGCTTGGGCCATGCTTTTCCACCCCGCGACGCCTTCGGCCAGCAGAGTGTTCATCGCGCTCATCCCGTACGTCCCGGCTACCGTCTGGATGGCCAGGTTGCGCTGCTCGTCTGTCAGACTCGCGACCCCGGCTTCGAACTGCGCGATCAGATTGGACAACCCCACGAACCGGCCCTCGGAGTCATACAGCGTCACGTTTAGTGCGGCCAGGGTGTCCTGCACCGCGTCGGTGGGGCGCTGTAGGTTCGCCAGCATGCTTTTCAGCGCGGTGCCCGCCTCGGCACCCGCGATACCGCGGGTGCTCAGGATCGCCAACGCGTTGTTCGTGTCCTCCAGGCTGATTCCCAGCGCCGCCGCGGTGGGTCCCGCATTCTTCAGGCCCGCCGCGAGATCCTCCACCTCGGCCACGCTTGCATCCGCCGCCTGCACGAAATTGTTGCTGATGCGCGTCGCTTCCTCGGCCTCCAACCCGTAGGTGGCCATCGACACGCTCACCAAGTCGGCAGATTCTGCGAGGTTCAGCGCGCTCGCGGCCTGCAAATCCACCGAGGCCCGCAGCGCGCCGTTCAACTCCGTCGTGCCGTCGAGGTATTCCTGCATGTCGCCGAAGACATCGTTCACACTCAGCCCGGCCTTGAACAATCCCGTCATCGAGTCGGCGGCTTGCGCCGCGTCGATGCCTACCAGGCTGATGTCACCGCCCACGGCAATGGCGGCGTCGTGCAGCGTGTCGATCGAGGCCACGGCCGGATCGACCGCGGTGGACATGATCGCCATCTGCGACTCGAACCCAGTCGAGAGCATGCGCGTCTCACCGTACAGCTCTCGCATCCCCCTGATCAGTTGCCCGATACCCTGGGCCACGAGGTTTCCCATGCCGACCTTGAAGACGTCGTTGACCGACTTCTCCAACTGTCCCAGCGCGTCACGCGATTGAGTGACACCCTTCTGGACACCCTGGGCGTTCAGCTCTACTTTCCCATACGCGCTGCCTAACTCGATCGCCATGTCATATCACTCTCACTATATGGGGATTACCAAATCCCGCTCTCCGGCACCTTGACCTTCCGCGCCCGTGCTCCCAGCCGCGAGAACCCGCTGCGTGGTTTCTTGATCTTTCCGTTGTCCCACGGCAGCGGCTTCTTCTTGCGGATATGTTCCTCGACATCACGCCCCACCATCAGACAGGACAAGTCTACCTGGTATCCTTCCCAGCTGTCGATCTCGAGACCAAGGTAACTGGACGGCCTCTGCCCGTAGGCGCATCCCAGACTATACAGATTCCATAGGAGCCTTTGATTCGCGACGAAAGGGTTTCAGCGCCTCGCCATAGCGATTGCAGTCGCGGAAGATTGCTAACCGATCGATGATTGGCAATTCACGCACACCCAGGGTCTTTTCCGTGGGCTCGTCCGTGATCTGCGGGTCTGTGACCGCCGCCTTGACCACCAGGTTGATTGCTTCCTCGTATTCGGCGGCATTCTCGACCGAAATGTTACCCAGGCCCTTGTCCATCACCTGGTTGACCATCGCTGTGATCGGCGCGGGTACGCCCCCTTGTACGGCTAGGTCCATCAGGCTGACCCGCCGTATTTTCACCACCAACCCGCTGGGCGTCTCCATCTCCCGGCCCTGCTCCTGCTGCTCGCGCCACGTATGCAAATCCATTTACTGCCTCCTGTAATTCGCTTAAACACCTTTAACGGGCATATTTACGCAGTACGCAATACACAATACGTATTGAATACGCGCCCGGTAAGACCGCAATCACCCGTAAAAATGCCTATTAAACGCCTGTCAGTTATGTCGCTGGCAAATCGTCCGCCGTCTCATTCTGGACAATGTCCCAAACCCCGTTCGACCCGTCATCAATGCAGATGATCGACCCCACGTTAGACATCATGAACTCGCCGTCGCCTAGCGCGCCTTCCAGCCCGTTGGTCAACTTGCACTTGAACAGCTTGATGTGAACGTCGTCATCTCCATCCGCCAGGCTCTTCCCGTAAATCTTGAAATACGGGAACCGCTCCGCGCCGCTACCCGTCAGTGTATTCGTCCGGGTAGGCGTTGTTCCAGATTCAGTCGCCGTGCGCCCCGTCATCAGCGCATAGGCCTCAAGCGAGATCCCCCCCGCTTCCAGGCTGGCTTCCAGTGCATCCACCTCGCTCACCACGGCCACCGTCTTCCCGTCGCCCCGCAGCTCCCCACTTACCAACCGCTCGGTAAACTGCATCGTCTGGGCATACGGTAAATCCACCTGCGTAGTGCCTGCAATATTCGTCAACTTGATGTCGTAAATGCCAAACGGTTTCTCACCATACCCACTCATCGCTCAACCTCCTGTCTCTCGACCTCTAATTCTTGATTTTTGATGCTTTGTTTTGCTCCAAGCCCCGTCCCCGGGGCGCCCTCCGTTTCCGGGATGGCCAACACCTCGCGCGCCTGCTGCACCCACGCGCGAATCTGCTTCCGGCTGGCCCAAATCGCCTTATCCAGCCGGATAATCCCCTTGTCATCTAAAGCAGCCAAATCCGCCAGCGTCGCGATCCCCGCCAACGCCAGCTCCGCTGCTCGTTGCTCCCCGATCCCATCCAGGCACAACAGCGCATCATCCTTCTCCGCTACAAACTGCTCGTTAGGATCCGTCAATAACTCCGCGACCAGGTCGGCATCATCTACATCTTGTACGAACCCTGTTGCCTGGCTCCACTCGTACGGCCCAACCACTCGCCGTGTTACCTTCGGTCCTACAAAACGAATCTTCATACTCCCAACCCTCAACTTTCAACCCACAACCCTTAACCGCGATAGCGCATCACCTGATAACGGCTCATCGCCATTGCGCAGTCCAGCACCGCATCGCGCATGTCGCGTACGTCCCCTGTGTGCCGGATCTCAAACACACCCTCACCACTGACTCGCTGCCGGTGCAACAGCGCATAAATACGCTCCAGGGCTACGTCAATGGCCGTGTACCCGCTGCGCTCGTAGAACCGGACCACCACAAACATCCGGCTGCTGTGCAGCAGAGGCCCGGCTGCATCATCCGCCTCCACACCTAACAACGCGCACGGCTTGATTTCCCCACTGGCGTTGAACGCATCAGGTGTATCTTGCCGGCTGATCTCCATCCCTGAATACACCCCGCCGGTGAGCACTGCCATCAACGTCATGTCCGCTTCGAGTAGTGTCTCAATCGCGTTCCGTATACTCATCGCCCACAACCAATCATTCGTAATCCGCTATTCGCAATTCATAATTCGTAAAATCGCTTCCGCCGTTCTGTCCCACGTCCCATGCTCCGCCAGCCACGTCGCCGCCTGCCCGCCGAACTTCGCTGCATCCTCCGGGAAAGCGCGACACCACAACATCCATTTCTGCACGTGATCAATATCCGGCTCGGCCCATTCCCCCACGTCGGTCCATGGCCCATAATTCGCGAGACTCATCCAGGCCACACCAACTGGCAGTCCCCAACGCTCGATCTCCTCGGCCAACCCACCGTAATTCGTCGTAATCACCGGCAGCCCCGTCGCCGCCGCTTCCCTGGGAGGCAATCCCCAACCCTCCCCGCGAGATGGAAATACAAAACAATCTACGTCTTGCAGTAACTGCCGTAATCGGGGCCGGAAAAACAACCCCACCAACAGATCCACGTTTGCGTCATTCACTCCCTGCACCCCACGAGGTAGCTTGCGGAAGTGTAGCACCAGTCGCACATCATCCCGGTCGCCAAATGCTTGCCGGAACGCGCGATATGCCACGTCCCATCCCTTTCGCGCGTCTGGCGTTCCGCTCCACAAAAATGTATACGGCCAATCTTCTGACTGGCGTGTCGTTGCCGCATACCGTCGCTTCAACGGAAAATAATCCCGGGGATCTACTCCCCATCGCGCCACCGAAATCGGCACCGTCACCCCGTTTCCCTTGAACACATCCACGTTCCACGGGCACGGCACAACCACCTGGTCGGCGTGCGCGTTCAATGTGTCCACCCAACCTGCCGGCAGCCGCGTCGCCTCGAACATCGTGTGCACGATGAGCGGGTGATCGCCCGTATCAATAAACGGCAGCCAGTCCGGCGTACACACCGCCAGCGTAGGGGCGTCAATTTGCCATTGTTGCACCGGCGCACCATCCACCAATACCGGTTGCCCTAAATCGATCACCTCCACCGCCGCGCGTCGCCGTAGCGCCTCCACGATCTTCAGCGTCCCGTACCCGTATCCATCCCTGGGATTCATAAATCCGGCTACCGTAAAACTCATAATTCCCTACCCTCCATTTTTCTGGGCCGCATCTCCACCAACACATTACTATCGCGCTCATGTTGCCAGATCACATCCCACTCGCGCTCAGTGTACAAATGCCCATAAGACTGGTGCCACGAACTCCGGGGATCAAAATACAAAAACGTATCTGGATGAAATCCGCGCTTATGCGTAGGATCGCGCCACAAATTTTCACTCTCCCATCCCACCGCCTGCACGTACAACGTCCCAGTGGGCTTCAAAATGCGCCAGCACTCGTTCATAAACGCGACCGTGTCCGCTAGACGCTCCAACACATCAATCGCCTCGATGCGTTCAGCGACAGAATCCTCGAACGGCCATGGCGTAACCTCTAAATCGTGGACTACATCCACGTGTTCTAACGCCACCCGATCCACGTGCACACATCCAGGCCTAAAATCCATCCCACATCCAAGCAAAATAATCATATAAAACCTTGCTCCCCTCACATTCCCGGCAGCACCAACTGCGTGGGCGTATCCCCTAACACATCATCCAGATCGTCCTCATTCCCCCACAACCACACCGCCAGATTATTCGCGATCCCCACCGCCAAACTAACACCAAATACATCCATCGGAGGAACCCCCAACCACGAGGCATAATCATCCATCGCACCCCACAACTGCGTTCCGTTCAGCCATCCCCGCAGGCGCGCGACGAACGTCGCGTCATCCATCAACACTGCCGTCTTGTAACACAAACACTGCACGTGGATGGGCAACACAATCTCCCCCTTCGGATACACCCCCGTGCCATCTTCCCCGCTGGTCACCACATCCTCACACGCGCACCCAATAGCCGGGTGACTGGGGCTTAGATGGATCTCCTCCTTTTCGATCCACGGCATCTTGCCAAACACCGCATCCGTCGCCAAATGATGAATCACTTGAAACTCATTCCGTGCCAGGCGCAGCGCGTTATACGCTACCCCTTGTCCCGCGCACGCCGAATCGGTGTATAGCCCGGTGCGATCTCCGCCCGCAATTTGCGTCTTCGTCCGCTTATATAACCGCGTGCTCGTCCAGCGTGGGCAATCGCGTCCCGCGCCCAAGTGCGACTCCAACACCTTCGCCAGATTCCACGCACTATTCCCCTCCGCCACCCCCTGCGCCAGAATCTGCTGGATGCCGTTCCACGATGTTTGATCCAGTTGCCAGATCCGCTGACTCAATCGTATCCCGTCCCCATACAACCGATCATTGGCCGCCTGCATCACATCCTGCAACTGTGGCCCAAACACCGCGTTAAAATCCGCCTCAGATCCTTCCTGTTCCTCGAGCCTACGCAATTCGTAATTCGTAATTCGTGATTCGCTTAATCGTTCCCCCGCTACCTTCCCCGCCCGCCGGTGCTCTAGTGCCAGCCGCCCAAACGCCAGGCTCCCCGCCTGCCAGCGCGCCGCCGCAAACAACGCCGTCCACGCGCTAAAGAATGCCTGCCACGCCTCCAACAACTCCCGCTGCGCGAGCAGATACCCCATGCCATCGAGCTTACCCTCGTCATTCGCGTGCTTGCTCAGCAGACCGCGAAACGTTGCTCCCAAATCCAGCAGTCGTTGGTGCGTCGCTCCCATAAACCACATTTGCAGCCGCATCAACCCCGCCTGGGTTGCTTCCGCTTCCTGCCCAATTTGAATATCCGCTAGATCAGACATTGTTCCTTTGCGGGAAATCTTCCGCTCGTCTCCAGGACCAGGACAAAGTTCTTCTGGTCTCGCAACACACGTGTCTCACCAACACACGATTGAACAAACAGCCGATGATCGTGTTGAACAACCCCAACCACGACGTGCCGCGCAAATAACACCGGTCGCGCATCAACCTAATCCTCCCATCAATCGATCCAGATTTCCTGCTATGACTTCTGGTGTTCCCTCTGCCGCATCCCCCTGGGGAATCATCAGCGCATCCCAATCCAGATCGGGCAGAAACCGCTGGATCAATGTCCAGATTGCCGGCTCGGGCAGCCCCAGTGCGCGCAGCCGCACCCCGGCCTCAGCGATATCCCGCAAGTCGGCGGCTTTCAATACCTTCTTTGCCTTCCAGTGATAGGTCACCGCCAACGCATCCGGCAAAATTCCGACCAACAGCCACGCCAGCTCGAACAGCGGTGTCAAAATCTCCTTCTCTACCCAGGGACGCAGCGCCTCCAATGTCTCGTCATATTGTTCCTTCTGCTCCTGCAAAACGTCCCGGTTCAAATCCTGCCCGTACCCCAGGAGCGACATCGGCACCGGCGAAGAAATCCACCAGGTGCGGATGTGGTGTAAAATATCGGCAATGTCCCCTAATCGCGCATCCCCCTCAACCGTCTTAATCTCCGCCGTCCCAAAGAAATCCTGAATTGCCGCCAGTGGCTCATCCAGAATGTCCGCATTCTTTTGCTTGTAGGCATCGATCTCCTGGGATATGGTTCCGGGTGGGAACTGGTGATTGTACTTCATTCCTGCGCGTGTCTTGCGCCGGGTTGCTACGTCCTTCTCTCCCTCGACGATCCGCTTCCACGGCCCCGTCGCGCTCTTGAACAACGGACGCCCGTAACGACTGCCCTCGTCGTGGCTCCACCGGGCGTGAACGATCTGCCATTCCGCAAACCACAGCGCGTCACGAGGAGGCTCCAATCCCGTCACCCATGCATCGTCGCTGTACCAAAACGCCCGCGTTGGATCGCCAAACGTGTCTTGCTGATTGCTGTTGCGCCGCATCTCCAACGTGGGCTTGCGCGTCACCTCGACGATCTCCTGCCCCTCACTCACCGCGACTTCCAGGAAACTGTCCCCATCCCGGGCCGAAAGGCGGATCCAATCGTCGAGCCGTGAGACCAAATCGAGCCGCTGTATTAAATCGACCGCCACCTGATCGGCCTCTGGATTCCCCGTCGTCACCTCGAACCCCGCGCCCACCATATCCCGCGCCAGCGAGTGCAGCACCCCATCGGCGCGCGGATCCTCATCGTACATCCGGCGGCACGTCTTAATCACGTCCCGCCGTACTCGATCCGCACTCAGCCGTGCCAACATATCCGTCGCGCGCGCCTTTGGCCTGGGCATCTCATCGCGTGTCGTCCGCTCCCCTTGATCGCGACTCCGCCACTGCTGCCACACTTTAGTAATCTGGCTAATAAGTCCCATAAAAATGCTCCAAGCCCCGTCTCGGGGTGACTCGTACCGCCATCATCGAAGAACTCCCCGCATCATATATTCCAGCCGTCCCAAATTACTCTCCAACGTACTCATCACAATCGCAAATCGGCTGTTCAATTCCAGGAACTTCCCGTAATACACCGTGTGCCCCAACGTAATCACCAACCTGTTCATATCGCCGGAGATCGTCACCGTGTCCGTTTTCAAACCGGGATCGGCACGCACTTGCCCTGTGATCGGCTGCAAACCAAACCCATCCACCGCGAAAAACAACCCGCTACGTGCGTTCCCCGTCCGGTCTTCCCACTTTGCCCCACTGCGGGCCGCCCCCTGCACTGAGGCTCCCCAGTGCGCCGCGATCGCATGCAACACCACAAACAGCCGCCCACCTTCCCCAAACTCCCGTTCAATTGCCCTGGAAATATCGCTCGGCGGCTTCACCCACCGGAACCCGAACCCATCCTTCACCACCCCCTTATCCCCTATCCCTTATCCCTTAGCCTGTTAATATCTTTTAGCAGCCCTTTTCAGTCCTATTATTCCGCCAATCCTGCTATGAATACGCGCGTAATCGCCATCAAAAATGTCCATTATTCAACGACCTCCGCCTCCGCGATCACCCCCGCGCGCTGATTGGGCCGCACCAGAGCCACCTCATAGAGCACATCATTCCCATCGTTGAACCGGTCGCCCGGCTGCACATCCCCGGTTGTGCCGAACAACACCACCACGCGCCCGCGACTCTCCCGCGTCTGCCCGCTTTGCATCACGCGCCCCTGACCGCCGATCCGTGCGATGCGCACGCTCTGCGCGTCCAACGTCGCTGCCCCGCGTCGAATCGTGATACTCTGCGCGTTATCCGCCCGGACCGCCACCAGATCCGCAGCCGCCTGCGTCCAATCCATCATACGAGCTGCTCCAACCCATCGTACCGTGCCCGGCTGCCCCCCATCCCGACCGCGCGCTGCACCGCCGCCAGATACTGCTGCTCCAGATCGCTCGCCACCGCGCTCAACCGCTCCGAAGGCGAGGCCTTCTTCACGCGCTCATCCCCAATCGCATACTCTGTGATTTCCCCTGTGCCCGACGTGATCAGGCTGAAGGCTTGTGCTCTCAATGCCAAGGCCTGCGCCTTCAATAGCAAAATCCCCACATCCTCATCCGTCAAATATGGGTATTCATCGTCATCGTCCAACACGTGCCCTGCTGCATAGCGCAGCGTGCGGTCCAGCGTGTAAGTTGGGATGGGGGTGAAGGTGATCGTTTTACCGTTCACCGTAAATCGTTCATTCCAGTTGGACGAAAGTGGCACAATCCCACTAGCCGTGTGAATCACTCCCTCAAGGTCCGCAAAATCATCCAGCTTGATGACAAACAAAAAATCATCCGGCAGACTGTATGCTGCTGTCCCACTCACAATACTCAGCGTCGTAATCAACGACATTGGCTTCCGGCGGGAAAAATCTGCCGCCGCATCCTTTACCGCATTCTCATATTGCGTCGCCGTCGGAGACCCGTCGCGTGCCGGAATATCCGCTTGCAGCCGCGTAACTAAATCTGCCAGAGCAATTCCCATCCCTTACCTCACTAGCGAAGAAACCGTCGACGGATTCTTCGTGACTATCGCACCCCCCACTGGTAATTGATCACCGCCGAAGCCGCTTCCTCAATCACCTTAATGGACTGCCCCGCCGACATCGCCAGGATATACGTCTGGCCCGCGTATAACAGCAACCCCGTCGTCGCGGTCGGTGCCGTCCCATCGAGACGCATCCGCACATTCTGCGTCTCAACCGTAATCCACAACGTATTGGCCCCGGTAGGAGATGTCAGCGTCACCGCGCTGCTCAGCGTCGCATTACGCACGTGCGCACCCACCACCGCAAACGGCGCGTCAATCACCTCAACCTTACCCTGCGGATTTATCGCCATCGTAGGCCTCCAACGCGGTCACAATCTCCTCAGCAGAAGCCTTCCCAATCCCCTTGATCGATTTCAGATCATCTGCCGCCGAAAGGATGTCATCATGCACGGCTGCTTGTAATTCCGCGTTCGCGACCAATACACGCAACTGTTCCACCGTATGCACATCGAAATCCCGCAGCGCCTTCTCTGTACGTACAGCAAGCCCCAGTGCGCCAATATCTTCAGCCATTGGCTCCTCACTGTTCCCTTGCTCCCCTGCAACCTGCAACCCACAACCCTCGACCAACTCAAACGCACCAGGATCATCAGCAATGAGATGTGCCGCCAATTTATCCCCGATCTCCACCACCGCACCCGGGTCTCGCCAGTGATGCGCCATCACCCGCCGCTTCAACACCCGCACCTTCGCCATATCCACCTCCCTATAGATTACGGAGAACAGCGGGAAATCACCGCTGTTCTCCGCCGGCGTCCGCAGGACGCCCTTAATCGTTTCTGAACAACACCTTCACCGTCGGCGTCACCGTATCATCGTGCTCGATCTTGAACCGCAAATACTTCCCGGCCAGCGGAACCCGCAAGTAATCCGAACTATCCGCACTCAAAACAATCTGGTACGTCGCCTCCGTAGGCGTCGAACTCACCGAGGTCGTGGTCGTCGCCGTAGTCAAACCCGTGCTGGTTATTACCGCAGTCGTACTAGCCAGCGTGTCCGCGATATACGTATACGTTGCATCCACCCAATTACTGGCATCCGCACTGTACTGCGGCGTCACCGTAATCGTCGCCGAGGGCGTGATGTCCACCGTCACAAACACATCCGCACTGTGATACAACCAGGTCAAACTGACGTCCGCGCCAAAAATAGTCTTGGGAGAACTGGTATAGGTGACCGTCGAACCCGCTACCACAGCACCATTCCAGAACGTATCCGGACCGCGCAGCCCCACCACCGTCCCCGGCAGCGGTTCACCCGGTTGGCTGGCCGCCACACTCCCCGCCAGCCCGATAACCAGCGCCAATACACACAACCCCACCAGGGTCAAACTTCGCTTAAGCTTCATCGTTTCATCTCCTGATAAACATAAAGTTTGTAATGGGAAGTAGGAAATAATGAACCTACCTTTTACTTCCTACTTCCTACTTCTTACTCCACATCTACGCGATCTTCACCAACGCACCCTTCTCCGCCACCGGCGCGTCCGTCACGTTATACTCCTCGGCATAATACTGATCTGCCGCAATGAGCTTGCTCGTGCTGCCGGCCACGTCGTAGGTCGGATACGGCCCCTTGATCGTCATCGGGTTGAACACCCAGTGCATTACCATCTCACGATTGGCGACCAGCAAGTAACTATCGCTGAACTCCGTGCTGGCGAAGAGCGGATACCCTTTGACGCGCCCGACAAACCCGTTAGCGTTCAACACCGCGTCCGGGAAACCATCCCTCTTGAATCCCGACCAGTTGCTCAGCAAATCCGCGTTTGTCTGGCTTGCCACTATAGCAGTCGGTTCATAGTAGCGATTCCATACTTTCACCCCGGCCTGCCCGATGTATTTCACCAGAAGATCAAGGCTGTCGGTCGCTGCCGTCCACGTCCCCGAAATATTGCTCGCAACACTTAACGCCGCGCTCAACCCCATGTACAGCACACCTTGATCGATCAAGCGTCGAATGCGCTCCACCAGTGACGACAGCGTTCGCTGCGTGGCATCCCAACCGATCTGACTGCGGCTAAAGACCACCGCTTCGTTGCTGATTTGCTGCGCCAGGCGGTCGGCTGCTGCGTCCACCGTTTTATAGGTCAGATTGATCTCGCCGCGCTCAATGGCTGCCATTTCGCTCTTGCGCACGGCAGTATAGGTATAGTCTACCAACAACGATGCGCCATCAGAAATACTGCCCCCGCTCAGCGTCTTGATGCGCCCGCCGGCATAATCGATGACGTAGTCGGTGCCTTCTGTATACGTAGTGCCTGCCGGGCTTGTAGTCACCACCACCGTGCCTGGCGTAAGCCGCTTGTAGTCCAGAGCCACCCAGGTATCATCATCAGCCGTCACCGCTTCATCCGTCACCGTTCCGGTATAGCCCGTGTCCCCGCTGAACGCCTCGTAGTACAGCCGGAAAGGACTGACGTCGGTCGTGCCGAACATAAACACATTCGCCGCAATTAACATCGGCGTGGCTTCCGCTACAACCGCCCGACTCACACTGTACGGCAGATTCAGATCAGTCGTGATCTCCGCCTCCTCGAACATCTTCGCCTCGTGAATCAGATATCCCCTGTATACCTCATCAAAGCGCTCAAGGTACTTCGTAGCGAAAATTTCTGCTTGTGTCACCGGCTTTCGATGATCCCAGCGCCGCACCATTCCGGTGCGCATCATCGCCTCTTGCAGCTCCCAACCTGCGCGCGCGTAGGCCGGGATACCCAACTCGTGCTCGATGACGGGCCCCATAGTCCGCAGGCCACCCGCGAACCCCCGGCTTTCCAACACCAATTGTGCCTGAATCGCGTCATACTCCTTGCGCTTCTCGACGATCACCGCCTTTGCTTCCTCAATTGTCGCCGGCGCAGCGTTTTTCACCGCCTCGACGAACTGCTTGCGCATAAAGTCCGCGTACGGCAGGTCTTTAACCTGGCTTTCGATGTACTCGCGCACTTCACGAGCGCGCTTCTCCTCGCGCAGCCGCAATAGCTCCTCGGCCTGCGCGCGCATCGCCTCGGTGATGTCCGCCGTCTCGTTCAGCCCCAATAACCCGCGAAGCTCCTGATCGTGTTCTGCCAACAGCTTCGCCCTGCGTTCATCCTCCAACGCCTTGCGTTGGAGGGCCTCTTCCAACTCCGCCTTCTTCTTGGCGTCGTGCTCCTCCTCAATCTGCTTCACCAGATGAGGATATTTCTTCCGCAGTTCCTCCAAATCCATCGTTTCATCTCCTTCGGATTCCTGATCCGCTGATTCTTCATTCATTCTTGATTCAAAGAACGTAACCCCTGCATTAGGGTCGCTCTGATTGTTAGGCGCGGTCAAGTCATAACCCGTGATCGTAGCCCACAACACCTCCTCGACCTTTTGCCCATCCACCTCCACGATTTGTGACTCCCCATACGCGCGCTGACTGATCCCCGGAATAACGCCGCCCTGCATCTGGGCGCGAATGTCCTTCCCTTTGCTGGTGCCTAATAGCAGTCCCTCTAACAGCACGTGCGTCCCATCAAAATTCACGTCCTGCCAATTGACCACCGTTTCCAGCACGTGAGGACTTCGATGTCCCTTGTCTGACGGATGATCCGGTTCCCCGGTCAGCGATTCCCGGAGACGCCCTTGCCCGGCACTCTCGTGCAGATGTGTCTTTAACTCCTCGATCGCTGCACGCAGCACTCCGGCAGAATAGCGACGGCCGTTGGCATTCACCACGTCCGCCGTAATGCCGACTCCCTTGACTGTCCACGGCCCTTCAGCGTTGGCCTGTGCTTCCGCTAACGCAATCGTGCCGCTCTCTTCTAAAAACCGTCGGCGCGTGCCCTTCTTGGCTTCACTCACCGGCAAAACCGCCCGTTGCGGCACATACGCCAGCTCTACTATCTCCCAATCCTCGCGGGCCGCGAACGCGTACCGTTCTCCATTTTGAGATCCTTCCCGACGATACATCACCATGAAAAACTCATCCGCCATTAGCTCCGAAGATTCTACAATCACATAATCTGCAAAAATCTCCACGATCCACGGATACCACTCGTCACTTGACGGAAATTGCCCGCGAAAATCGCGCCGGATCTGCGCCATTTGGTAATTCAGCGATCCCTTCACCTCATCCAGCGCCCTGCCTTGCTCAATCTTTCGTTTCATTGCTCACCTCGCTTCATAACCACGATTTCCGAATCGCGCCGCGATTTCCGAATCGTGCATTAACTGCCATTTTTAACACGCACTACAACCACAAAACGCCCCTCACAACCCACAACCTACAACCAATAATTCCTGATAAAACTGATTAAACGACGTTCTTAACCACCCTTCCCTTAGAACTGGCTACCTTCCCCCCGCCCAACGCCAGCCTGTTAAACGCCCCCGAACTCCCGTCCACCTGGTCGTCATTCGTCCCGTTCGGGAACGCGCACAACTCATTGATATACGCTGCATTCCAATGCGCCCGCTTCAGGAACACGTTCGACGCCTCACACTGCGCCGCGAACGGCCCGGCCCGCGTCTCCTTGTTACCGCTCGCGGTCTCCGCGTGAACCGTAAACCCGGCCAGATTGCGGATCGTTGCGCTCGCACTGTCCTTCCCGCCGCTGCCACCTTCCTGCTCGATCCAAATCTCCACCTCTGGTCCGTCCAGTTCTGCCGTGGTACGCATCGACCGATCGCGCTCCAAATCCGACCACTGCCCGCGTACTACATCCTCAACGAAATACCGTCCCATGGCCTCGGCCATCAACACCCCGGTGGTATAATCTCCGTCATCCTTCGTCCCTGCCTTATCCCAATACCGGATGCGTCGTGCCTCTGCCGGAACCTCATTCACAATCGGGAACCAATGCCGCTTAAACTTGTTCCCTTCCGGCTGCCGGGGCGTCCCCTGATACTCCGCCGTCCAGACCACCCCGCCCACGTCGTCCTGAATATCTTCGAGCGCACCTTCACTGAACCGCTCCGGGCACAACGCCGCCCCGGCCTCTCGACCGAGGGGATCAGGCAACCCCGTGGGCAACCCCATCAAACCATTGCTTTCGTCCCGCTCCGCTTGGCTCTCTGCCATCGCAGGCAGCCGCAAAACCACCCACTTGTCGCCCTGCTCCGAAAGCAACCGCCCGGCCAGATCATCCTCGTGCCAGCGCGTCATCACCAGGATAATTGCTCCATCCTCCCAGATACGGGTGCGGAACGTCCCGCGCCACCAATCCCACACGTGATTGCGCACCGTGAGACTCTGCGCCTGCTTCCAGTTCTCGAACGGATCGTCGATAATTCCCAGATACGCCCCGTGCCCCGTGATCGGCCCGCCTACGCCTACTGCCAGCAGCCCGCCACGCTTCCCCGCCACTCGCCAGAGCTGCTTGCTCCGGCTGTCTTGCCGCGTCTCCACACCGGGAAAAATCTCCGCGTACTCGTCGCTCTCGACGCACGTCCGCGCTTCCGCACTGTGGCTCTCCGCCAGACTGGCCCCATAACTCGCCAGAATTACCGGATCGTCGGGCCGCTGCCCCAACCAAAACGCCGGCAGCCGCACACTCACCAGCTCACTTTTCCCGTGCTGGGGTGGAGCGAAGATCATCAACCGCGTGATGGTGCCGCGTATAACCTTTTCAAGGTGCCTGGCAATTAGCCAGTGTGCTGGTTCTGCGTGATATTGCGGATACGTCCAGTGCGTAAAATCAACTAGATTCTGGCTCGCCAACTCCTTCCGAGCCGCTCGCCATAACTCTTCCTGTTGCGCTTTCGTTTGCGAGAGCCCGGAGGATTTCAGGAGGAAATGCGCTAACGTCAAGTTTTACCACCTGCTCCGGCTGTTCCGTGATCTCCACTGGCAATGCGCGACTCTCCATCGCCGCCAGGCGCGTCGCCAGTACCTCATCGGCCAGCGTTAATAAAACCCGGCTGGCCTCGGTCCGGTAATCGGCCCGATCTGCACTGTTGAGCGCTATCGTTCGCAGCCCCGTAATCGCATCAAGACTACCCTCCGCGATGGCGCGCCGCCGCTCCTGCAACGCCGTTGCCTCAATCCGCAGCGTCTGCTCGTCGCGCCACGCCAGCGCCCGCGCCGTGCATATCTCCAGCGCGTGAGCCACCTCCGGTTCGTGCTGCCACTTTTGATACCACACCCGTTGATTGCACGCGCGTGGATCCTCAAAGACATCCGTTTTCGAGTTTTGCGTTGCCTCGGCAAACGCCAGCAACAGCACCGTCGCCCGTTTCTTCGCCACGTGTGGCCGCAGAATCGCGTTCAGCGCCTCTCGCACCTCCGGCGTCCAAAACTCACCGGTCTCAATCGGCAAATCGCGTGCAATCGTCATAACAGCACTTACTTTTCACTTCACTTCAACTTTACACGTCTGAGTAAAAAGCCTTTGATTTCTCAAATCTATGAATATGCGAAAAACGCGACGCCTTAACGTAACCGTGTCAACCTTACCGCCGGCACGGCATTTTCCAACAATTTCGCCTCTTGCTCCAACGCCTTGAGCACCAATGCCCGTTCCCCTGCGGCCCACGACGCGCGTCGCACCTCCCGCAACTCGGCCAAAATCCGTGCTTGGTGCTGCTCGTGATCCATCTGCACCTCGGTCGCCCACACTGTTTCCAGGAAAGCGATATCCGCGCACACCGTTTCCAAATCGGCAGAAATCCCGCCCTTTTGCAGCGCTGTGCAGATCTCCAGGGGCGACAAACCCCGCAAATAAAGCGAAGCCACTCGCAAGCGGCGTGCGTCGTCCTGTGCGCCCATTCATCTCCCCGCTCCATCAATGATCAGATCGGGCAGCACAGCACCATCTGGAATAAGCGCCGCTTTACCGATCACCAAGCACTCGGCCCAATCGGCCAACGCTGCAAAATCATCAACCAGGTAATCTCCATAATCAGCAACATCAGGATCGTACACGCGGACCTCAAGCCCCTCGTAGAGTAGCCCTTCCACAACCTGCGCCCATGGGCTTTCCCGTATGTCATCCGTACCGGCCTTAAAACTCAACCCCACCACGCCGAAATGCCGTGCTCCCGTGGCCAACGCTTGCTGTACAATCCGCTGTACCCGCGCCGCGTTATCCTTCAGCACCGCGCTCAGTACCGGCTCATAAAGCCCACGCGCCATATCGAGCAGCGCGCGCAAATCCTTTGGCAAACAGGATCCCCCGAACGGCTCCCCAGGGCGCAGATAAGCGCCGGAAATGTTGAGCGTAGTATCCTGGATGAAAATCTCCATCAAAGCGCGTCCATTAACACCCAGGTTCGCGGCGACGTCGCCCAACTCATTCGCGAACGCCACCTTTAGGGCGTGCCATGCGTTACACGCGTACTTTAACAGCATGGCCGTCTTACAATCCGTGATCACCCGCTGTGCCTCCACCGGATGAAACAGCGCCACGAGCTGCCCGCCGGCGCGCGCATCATCCTGCCCAATGACCACCCACGGCGGATGTCTGAAATCGGCCACGGCGGACCCTTCCCGCAGAAACTCCGGCAGCGCGCACAAGCTAAAACTCTGATTTGATGCCCGGCGGCCCAAATACATCGCCAAATCATCCAGAACCCCAGGCGGCACTGTACTCCGTATCGCCACCACGTGATACCCGCTGCGTAGCTTCAGCCCTTCTGCAATCGCGTCGAGCGCCGCGTACACATCGCACAAATCCGTTGTACCGCCAACCGAAACCGGTGTTCCTACACAAATCAGCGATATATCGCTCTGCGCGACAGCCGCCGCGCCGTCCGGCGTCAAGCGCAACAGATCGTCATTGAGCACGCCACGCAGCAGCTCCTCAAGCTGCGGCTCGCGAAAGGGCAGCGTCCCGGCTTGCAATACGGTCAGGCGTTCCACATCCACGTCCACCCCATAAACGGAATGACCGTAATGTGCCAGCATCACCGCCGTCACCGTCCCCACGTGCCCCATACCGAAAACACTAACCTTCATATCTGTCTGCTCTTTAATGGCCATTTTCTGCCTATCGTCACAACCTCAAAACGGCGCGCATACGCACGTAATCACGGTTTAAACGTCGGCTAAGACCCGTTAAGTGCCATTCCGCTTAACGCGCGCCTGCACCTCGGCTTTCTTCTGCTCAAGCTGCATCGCGGACAAATCCTGCCGCAGACTCACAATCTGTCGGTCCTTTTCCGCTACCACCTGTTGCAGCGAAGAGATTGTCGCGTCTTGCGAATCAATCGTGCCCTGCATCTGCTGCATCGCGGCGCGCATCTCCGAATTTTCGGCCTTGACCGCCGTCATCTCCTCCTGCAAGCTGATCAGATGCTGCGCCTGCCTCTGTGCGCGCTTCTCCTCGGCGATGCGGGCGTTACGCTCATTGGCCAACTGCTGCTCCAACTCCGCAATGAGCTGCGCCGAAGACGCCTCCACTCCCTTGCGTCGCTCAATCTCGCAATCCAACTCAGCTTTAAGATCATTCATACGTTGCACTAATAGGCCATACTGATTTTGCCACTGCTCGATAATGGTATTGAGATTACCGATCTCTGTACCACGCTGTCGCGCATCCTCAGATTGTGCCTCCTCCTCAATCTTGCGGGCTTCAGCGCGCGCCTTATGCCGTCCCAGCCATAGCCCATAAAACCCTGATAGCGCGCCGATAATTGAAATAGCAATCGGCCCCCAAGACTCAAGATTCATTGTTCTACGCCTCGGCGGTGTCTTCGTCCTCTTCGTCAGCCACCCATAGCCAGGCTCGCTTGTTGGGCTTCACCCCCAACATATACCAGCCATTCCCGCCAAGCCACGTCATCACCACCCCGGCCAGAATCGACCAGAACGCCGCCGTAGATGTCCAGAATGTCGCCGGCACGTAGGTCACCAGCGCGTAGGCGATGATAGACAGCCCCGCGACCAGCCCCACGAAGATCCCCTGCTTCAGATCATCCGATTTGAGCGCGTTGTACCAGGACCACTTTACCAGCAGCATCGACACCAACACGCCCAATATCACCCAACCCTGTGGCCCGGCCAGCACGTTCAACAACGCCGGTAACTCGGGAATGTCACCGGCGTTCACTGGTTCAGGCGTCACAACCGGAGTAGGCGTCACAATGGGTGAATCACCCGGCCCGGTCTGTGCATTGACCCCATTCACCATAACCAGACACACCACCAGCACGACAAACCCAATCACCAAACCACCCAGCCATCGATCTTTAACCTTCATCATCAACCTCCGTCTTAACTAAATTTTCCAGCGCTGCGTAAAACGCATTGCGCCAGCCTGCTACATCCCAACCCGGACATATTGTCTGTATCCCCGCGCAGCGTAATGCCCAGTCATTGTGCCCGGCCACCCGTTCAACCAAAATACCATACGTTCTCATCAAATGGGCTACCAGCCGCGCGGTGGCCTGAAGCTGCGCATCGGGTGGAGGTGCAATATCCAACCGCCCGGCCATACCAATACTGATGTGCGTATTCTTATCCCCGCAGTGATCGTGCCACATACCTTCGGTCACATCGACACAATAAAAAACTTGCCCATCCGCAGCTACCCAGAAAGCATACTGCGTTGTGGGATATCCCTTCCCCCCCTGCGCGCGCGGTCGCGTACAATACTGTGCGGTCGCCTCCAAATTATTCGTCATCGTGTGATGTAACGTAATGCCATCAATCTGCGCGGCATCACGCACCCACCAATGCCCTCTGGCAGGAGCCTCGGGCGATAAATTGCGAGGAAGGTCGGCGCGAATATCTTCCCATAGCGGAACATCAGCCGGAAGACGACGCCCCGCCAGTGCGAGCAATTGCTCGGACAACACCTGCAACTGATTA